TTGCTCACCCTTCGTGTTGAATAGCAAGTCATCAGTAGACAGGATGCTTGTGTAAGGAACATTTAGTCCATCTTGCTTTCCGTTTACTGGGCGTAGTTGGTAATCATCTGCGTTCCAGGTCACATACTCGCTACCGATTTCATCAGTTGTCCTCAACTGGGTAATGCTAATCAAATCGTCAAGAATTGTCAGGTAGGAATCCTCGGCAACGAAGTCTCTTGTTGCGGTTCCTGCGTTGTAGAAGTACCGATAGGTGTAACCGTCAATAAGTCGAGAGGCAGAGTCAATAGCCATCTCCAACAAACTATCGTCTACTGAATCTGTAATCCTCAAAGCCGCTTTTACTTGAGCTAAAGTTGCGTAAGCGTTGGTCAATGCCATTGGGGTCCTTTGCTAAATCTAGGTCTAGTCTATCGCCTAAAAGAGAAAGCCGTCTGGACTATAAACCCAGCTCTTGTCTAATTTTTGCAATGTGATCCTTGCCAATTTGGTCGTTTTGTAAATTACGATTGACCCCGCTTAGTGTCTCATGGTCATAACCCAAATCGTGTATAGCCCTGACTGTGTTTGCGTGATAAGGCTTGGCTCCTACTGCAACACACCTAATGTATAGTTCCCAGTCATCCCAGATTGTGCCTTTGCTAACACCCCCAGTTTTATTGTAAAGGTCTAGGGTCATGGGGGCAGCACCAGGACATGTCATTTGATACGGTATTTCCTCTGGTATCCATCTGCCTTCCATAATTTGACCATTGTGCTTGAACTGAATTTTGTCAATATAGATGTCACAGCCCTGAGCATCGGCTTCCTCTATCTCGTCAAAAGCCCCTGGAAGGTATTGGTCATCTATGCCACAAATTGAAAACCAGTTAGCTGTTTGATTGACCTGCATAAGATGTCTAAACTCGCCAAAGTCATCTCCATCGAACTCGATAAACTTAGTAATTGCCTTGTATTGCTCTGGCAAGGCAGCCAAGGAAGGCTCTTTGTTCTGAGCATCATAAACAAATACAATGCTGTCGGGCTGACGATTTAAGGCAACTACCCCATCCCACCACTGAGGGATAAATCTTGTGTATCTAGTACCAAAGACACCTGCACCAATTCCTATTGTAAGACTGTGTTCCAAAATAACTCCTTTGCGTTGCTTGCCAATTTAGCTAATGTATCAGGATTTTGCCAGTTAGGTATAGAAGTTATGCCAGCCAATTCGTTTGTATGGACTTTACAGCCTGACAATACTGCCTCAAGCACTGTTCGGGGTTCTGCGTCAAAACCCGTTGGAAAAAACACAAAATCTTTTGCTCGGCTCATTGCTTCTAGGACTTCGGCTCTAGTCTTGTCATACATCATTAGCAAAGGTATTGAATTTTGACTAGCCCACTGCATAGCTTCCATCGGACCCTTTTGAGGATGCAATCTTGCAGCCCAAAGTGCAAAATCTTCTTTAGGTTTGATAGTGAACTGGCTAGGGTCATTTGGGCTAATAATCCAAACGCTTTTTTTAGGATTAGTCCAAGATAACTCAAGTTCAAGGTGTTTAGGGGTATGACAAATAAGAGTTGAGGCAGAACTAAGTAATTCTGCTCTTTCTTCAGTCCTAGTTTGCAAATGATGAACCGAAACTACTGGATTTCGCCTCGCAAGTTGAGTCATGGCAAATGGACTAAGTAAATCAGTGCCAGTAATGACTATTTTGTCAAAATCTAGGGCTTGTTTCCAGTTTTGAGGGCTAATAATGGTTACTTCAGTCGGCGCATCATCAAGAAATGTCTGATCTGTCATTTCTGCGCCGCCAATTAGCTTGCCTTCTGCATCTGGCAAGTGATGAGAGACCCAGGCAATCACTTTAGAAGCTTTTTTAGGGCTGGAAGCCAGTTATTCTCCCAAACCGAATCGTGGTCATACTGCTGAGCAAACTCGATAGCCTTGTCTGACTTTCCTTTTCCTCTTGCATAAGCTTCTTCCAATGCCTGCACTATTAGTGGCACTGACGGAATGTTGTAGAAAGCTCCCTGAGAGTTGTCGTATAAAGGCTGACCACCGACAGTCCATCCGTCACCCACAAGCTCAGCCGAAGCAGCAAAGTCAGAAACAATTACTGGCACACCACAGGCTTGAGCTTCAACTGTCGGGATACCGAATCCTTCTCCGTAGCTAGTTGCCAGCATGACATCCCAAGAGCTGTAGATTCCAGCTAGGTCTTCTTGACTGATACCGAATCGGTAGCTGACTGGATCTACGAAGGCCATGTTGTCCTTGGGGATTGCCAGTATCTCACCGAGTCCCATTAGGTTCCATCCGTGCGGACTAACTGGGTCTGTGTGGATGTAAAGCATTGCGTCTGGGTGCTTCTTACAGAAGATAGAAAACGCCATAAGGTTCTCGCCAAAAGCTTTGCGATGAATAATGCCACCCGACTTGTTAGCGGCGTTCATGCCCACTACAAAGCGGTCATTACCGAATCCCATGTAATCTTCGATTGACTGCCCAGCAATCTTCTCTCTGCGATTGAAGACCTTTGTATCTACAGAGTGCGGAATGTAGATAGACTCTATTCCCTTTGACTCTAACTCTTTCTGACCGAATTTTGACATTGCAAGAGGTGTTACATTTTCTTTTGCACTCCACTTAGCTACGGCTGGTGGAACTGGGCTGTGGTCAATCGGTGTCCAAGATGCGATATTCAAGCCATCCCAGCCCTTGCCCTGAAACACCCACACATCGTAAAGAGTAATCATTAGGTCTGGTTGTTTCTCGTTTAGCGCTCGCCAGTGCTTGTGACCCAAGATGGCTGAATCATTTGAGTACACATCAGATCCACGAGGGTAAACAGGGACATCGCCGTACTCTGTAGCAAACTGAGTCTTGATTCCTTCGTTCCCATAGTTAGAGATAGCAGCTACATCTGCGCCGTCTCTTTTTAGTCTTTGTATGAGTGCTTCAGCAGCGATGCCATAGCCAGTTGGCTGACCAGGCGAGTTTGAGAATACGGAAACAGTCCCTTTTATTTTTGACATGTAGGTTGCCTTTCTTTGTCCCCAGCATAGCAAAAGATAGACCCCTAGCGAACCTACACGCTAGGGGTCTATCAGCTTTTTAGCTAGTGATTAGCTTGCGCCACCACGGAACTTCACAACATGTGAAGCGTGGGTTAGGTTTCCGTCTACGCGCATGGTGACACGGAATGTGGTTACATCCTTGTCGAACGCGAAGTCACCAGACTGTGCAATCTGGATTCCACCTGCGGTGCGAACCTTGTAGCTAGGCATGTGTCCAAAGCCCAATGAGAAAGCGTTTGTCGCAACTGCGGCAACTGCTGGGTTCTCGTAGACTGGGTAGCCAAGTAGGGTTGCTGGCTGGTTCTGAGCAGCGTTTCCACCGTCAGTCCAGATGTAGCGACCATCGCCATCCTTGATCTTGCGAAGTGCAGCAAGACCAGACTTAGCGGTGATGAAGCCAACTCCTGGAAGCAAGCGTGCCTGTCCGTCTAGTGCGTAAACCAAGTCCACGATGTTCTCGTATGTTGGCGCACCAGATACTCCAGTTCCACCAGTTAGGGCAGAAGAAGCAGCGGTCATAACACCAGTAGGCTCAACGGTTCCAGTTCCAGTGGTTAGACCAGTGTTTACTGCGAATCCGATTGAGTTACCAGCCTGCTCAGCAATGAGTGATGATAGGTCGAAACCTGCATCGTTCAATAGTTCGTTAGCGACAGGCACTAGGAAGCTGTACTTAAAAGCTCCCAAGGTGATTGAGCTGAATGTTGGGTCTGAGTCAGAAATCTGAACAGCCTGGCCCTTGATGGTCGCGGTTGAGCGAGCAGTTAGGGTCGGGATGGTTAGGTTCTCACCAGTTGAAGTGTTGATAACTTCACCAAGCTCAAGCATTGGACCAGCAAGTCTAGCAATCTGGAATACCTGGTCGTAGAAGCTCTTTGGAACAGTGTTGTCAGAAGAAGTAAGGGTACGCTTCTCAGACTTGAACTCGTGTCCGCCACGGATTTCTCCCATAGCGATTGAGCGCAGAATGTCAGACTCTGACTTACGGCTTTCCTCAACGGTTGTGTTTAGTGTTGCAGCAGCTTCGTAAGCACGGTTCTCGCGCTCGGTTAGCTTGCGTGCGGTGTCAATCGCTGCATCGCGCTGGTCAATGTCAGCCTCAATGCGAGCAATCTTTTCGCTTTCCTCAGAAGATAGTCCGCGGCTCTCGGCGGTAGCTAGGTCTAGGACCTCGCGTGCCTGAGCAATCAAGTTGTTGCGAACTTCTACCTGAGACTTTACAAATTCAGACATGTAGTCTCCTCAAATAGTTTTTTATAGGGATTCCTGCGGTGCTAACACTCAACAGATACAGCGGTGCTAACACTCAACTGATACTTACAAGTCTATTAGGCGAAAAAAACACGGTAAAAGAAAAGGCCCCCACCGAGGAAGGGAATACTCGGTGAGGGCAGGAAACCAGTTTACCTGATTTCTTTAGGTTCGACAACCCTGACTTCTTTAGCAGGTGTCGAAGACTTTTCTTCTAGGTCAAGTACGGCCTGAGCAAACTGGTCTGCCATCTCAGCGATAACGCCTACTGATGGATTGCCAGCCGACTTTAGGATAGCTTCTTTGATTTCTTGTTTGGTAGCCATTTAGATCCTTTTCAATAGCAGGTCAAGTTGTTTCTTCTTTAGGTCTAGCAGGGCAAGACCGTTATCTTCAGCGCCGACCTCAGCTTCAGGCTGCTGTCTTAGCTTGCCAACGACATCTGTAATCAAAGAGGCCGACTTCTCATCCAAGTCCTCACCTGACTCTAGCTTTAGAAGTGCATTAGCAAGTTCGTCTGGGTCAATAGTAGGTTGCATAGATCTAACAGTAGCAGTGGTAGCTGAATAGGCTGGGAAGGTCACAATGCTTACTTCGTGCAATCTGACCGACTCTAAAGTTCTAACCGAACCATTCTCCGACCAAGCGTCTTTGATGACATTGAAGCCGAATGACATTGAGTCAATAACCTTTGAGCGTAGAAGCTCTGCAACATCGCGCCCACGAGTTGTCTTAGGAAGTCTGGCTTTTACCTTTAGCCCGTATCGGTCTTCGGTAAGCTCTAGGCTTCCACCGCGAACCGAAGCAAGAGGCTCGTTGGTGTCGTGGTTCCAGAGAAGCTTGATTTCGTTGCGAGACTGTAGCGAGCGCTTGAAAGCTCCAGGAGCAACAAACTCGCGGAAACCACCTAGGTCTTCTGAGGAGCTGTTGAACACAGATGCATACCCAGTAAAGGTCATGCCGTCTTCTTCTGACCGAATCTCAAACTCTGTGTTGGTGGTGCGGATTTCTGGGTCCTTGGAGTTTGTTTCCCCGTCAATCTTTTTCTGGATTGCGCGAGCTACATCCGCCCAGCGGTTTAGCTTCTCAGTAGTGTCAGTCATAGTTCTTTCCTCTGCTTCAATCCTAGCAACAACACCGTTAGCGTAGCTCATCGCACGCTCAGCAGCTCTCTTGGTTGGCCCTGATCCCCAAAGCAAGTGAGCCACTAATCCAGGTCCAGGATACTCAGGGTCATTCCTGTTGGAGTTCTTCGGTGCGTCAAGGTCTGGCATGTGTCGGGCTATCCATGCGCCAAGCCGTACCCACTTGTCATCAGATACCTGACCTTGTGCCATCAAGCGTGCTTCACGAATTGTCTTTTGCGTAAGCCCAGCTCCACCGAATCCTTCTTCGTATAGCTCTAGTCCACGGCGAGCAGCAGCTCTCATGTAAGCAGGGGCCTTCTGGTTTATAGCGCGAGCTTCCTCGTCTGGTTGCCAAGCGTTGCAGTAATAGCCACCGTCTACAAA